ACGCTTGCGTCCAGGCGCGCTCCTGCGCCTTGCGCTCCTCCTGGACGAGGTCCTGGTAGTCCTCGCCCTGCTCTTCCGTGACGTGTTGCGTGATCTGCTCGCCGTGTGCGGTCGCGTACTTCGGCGCTGGCAATGGCGCGAGGATGTCGTCGACGAGGTGCTGCAGATCGTCGTCGAGGTCTGGCAGCGTCGGCTCCCACTGGTCGAGTTCGATGCTGCCGTCGTGACCGATGATGTCACCTGGCCCGAGATCACCGACATCGTCTAGCCAGTCGTCCTGGTCGTCGTCGTCCCACTCTTCGAGGATAATCTCGTCACCGGCCTCGGTGACCTCAGTATTGAACTGTGCTGTCCAGACACCCCAGGCCTTGGTCTTGATCGCTTGCGACCGGTCGCGCTTGATCTCTCGGTACTCTCCGCAGTCCTGGGCGCAGGCCTCAATCGGGCTGGTGCCGAAGACGCCGTCTTCAGTGCTGTCGTCACCGCCGATGTCCGGGTCGTTGACCTGCTTCAGCACGTCGTTCTGCGACAGCGGGATCTGTTCCTTGTCCAAGTCGTTTGATCGTTGGCCGATGATGGACTGGTCGTCGAACTGGATGTAGGCAGCCACCTCATCGCGATCCGTCATCTCAACATCGTCCCGGTCGACGTCGTCGGCGAGGTCGTCTGGATCTGGTGGCAGCAGGACGTTCGTGTTCGAGTACGTGCGCGCCGACACCGTCTCGGGACGGATGTGCTTGAAGCCCTGAATCTGGTAGTCCTGCTCTGTTCGCTCGTCAGGGTGCTTCAGGTACTCATGGAGAACCGTGCCGCGAGTGTACTTCTGGACGACGCTGGCCTTCAGATACGGGTAGAAGGGCTTGTTGCGCTCGCCAGCGATGACCGCGCAGTTGTCCAGGAAGCCACCAGCTGGCGTGCTGTCCGGGACGTCGCCGTCCTCAGGATGCTCGCCGGTGAAGTAGGCCGCCGTGTCTGGATCGTCAGCCTCGACTCGGATACCAGGACCAGTGACGTCCCGCACGAACTGGTTGATGTTGCCGCGGACGATCCCCAGTTCGCGGTAGGTATCGTGGTACTCGTCGATGTCCTCGGGCGGGTTCAGGTCGTCGACGCTGCTGGACTCGATGAGAATCCGAGAGTTGCGCGTGACCGTCTCGACGGATTGCCGGAGTCGCTGTGCCAGTGCTTCGACGGGCCCGCGGATCGGTCCTGATGATTGTGTTGGCATGATTAATTAAGTGTGTTCTGAGCGGGACGAGACCCAGATTTGTGGCGAACTGTCGTTGAGTCTACTACACATCGTCTCGCGATCTCCATCGCGTCGAGACGGTCATCATGAGCAGCTGTCGGAAATTGTAGCCACTCCTGCTGCTCGAACGACGACCACCTTTCGTCCCGCGGGCTCCCGACAATCCGGAGGTCGCCCGCCTCGAAGTCGCCGGCGAGGTCGTGGATACGCGCCTTCTTGCTCCCAGATGATGTCGTCCCCTCGGCATTGATGTCCGAGTCGTCGCGAAGGCGCTGGGCGACTCCGCGGTTCGCGTTCTGCTCAACCAAGAGTTTCTCGATATCGACATCACCGGGGAGATTCCGCTCGGCCCAGTCTGCTGTCCCCTTCACCGACAGACCGCGGTCACGAACCAGTTTGTAGATGTAGCCGAGTTCGGCGTCGGGATCCCACGGCAGCACCGCGAGGGCAGAGTAGTCCGAGTTACCCTCAACGGCAGCCTGTGGATCGTCGATCAGTCCGATGTCGAGCCCGGCGTACCACTCGTAGGCGGTGCGGGGTTTCGGCAGTTCGTCGACGTAGACCAGCCACTCGCTTTTGAACACCTCGCCGTCGAGCGCGTTGGGGTCCTGCTGATTCTCCCGACGCCAGATAGCCGTCGAGTTCGATCCGCCGACGATGTCGTACAGCAGCGCCTCCGGCGGCTGCAGTTCCGGCCAGAGGACACCAACATCCCGGTTTGGAAGGACACCGTTGTTTGCGAGCGCCACGTCCGGGGGGAGATCGGCGACCGAGTCGTAGAGCTCACTGTCCTGGCCCCGAACACGCCAGTCGCGGGCCTCGACAACTGACCAGTCGCGCTCGTCGATCGCGGTGTACACCTGGATGTCCCAGCGCGGGTCCCCGAGGATGTCCGTCTCGTAGATATCTTCCGGGTGCTTTCGCGTCCCAATGGCAACCTGGACTGGTCCGTTCGGGAGTGCCGAGTCGTTCGTCGGCAGGTTGTCGACGTAGTCGCCGAAGTAGTTTCGGACGTTCCGCCGTTGGGTGGCTGTCCGCTGGTTCTCCCAGTCGGCGATGTCGTCGTAAATGATGACGTCGAAGTGCTTCCCAGTTAGCTGGGACTCGAGGCCGTACGGCGAGATCGTCGCCTCCTTGTGGTCGTTTGCCTCGGTCGTCAGCTCCTGGTCGGATGTCTTCGAGACGTCGACGCCGAACAGCGGCGCGTACCGGTCGACGTACTCGACCACCTTCTCGGTCCGCTCTGCGGCCAGTCCTTTCGTCTTCGAGATGACCGCGACCCGGATATTCGGGTGCGAGAGAATAGCCCACGTCGGGAATACGACGCCGGCGGATTCGGTCTTCCCGTGACCCCGGGGAAGTAACCGGGCAATCCGCGTGGGTGCGTGTGGAAAGTCTTCGTCGACTGCCTTCCAGAGCGTGTTGTACAGCTCTTTCAGGTGTGAGCCTGGGGCGTGGCTGAAGTCGAACAGTCGCATCGACGCAATACCCGGGTGGGCGAGCGGGTTTCGCTCAGCGACGTCACGAGCAACAGTGGCCGCCGGGCGACCAACGTCTTCGGGGGGCTCTGTCTGACTCATGATTGTGGGTCTTCGCCGAACGCCTCGTCCAGTTGCTCTTTCTCCTTCGCCGTGAGTCCGAGATCGGTCTCGACCTCAAGCTTGTCCGGCGCCGCCTCGATCAGGCCGAACTCTGACGCCCATTGCCGAGCCTCGGCCGCTTTTCGAGGGTCGCCGGTGATCCGAAACTCGTGGGTCAGCCGGCGGATGATTGTGGCCGCAAATTCGGCGCCGTGTTCATCGAAATCGACCGATTCCAGTGCCTCCCGATGCCCGTCCGGCGCCGGCTTCATCATGTAGTCGTCGAACGACTCGAGGTCAGAATAGCCGCCGTGGCTGTGGTTGGGATTCGACTCACCCCACTGTTCACCTGTGACCGGGTGCTTGCTGCAGGGACCGACCTGACGGTCCTCGCCCCACCCGGCAGCGAGTAAACAGTAGTCGTATTCGTCACGCTCGCGTCCGTGCTCAGTCCGTGTCGTTCGGTCGGACTTCACCGCCCCACAGATCCGGTGCCCCTGCTCGGGATGAACGGGATGGCCCTCGTCATCGCGAGGAGGTCGTTCCGAGAGGTCATATTCGGTGTCGTCTTCGTCTGTCATTAGTGGTTGCGAAAAATCGGGGCTGTCACTGGTGGCTCAGGGCCCAGGCCGAGACACAGACCCTGTCGGTCTCGCCGTCCGACCGCTCGGTGGGCTGACCGTCGGAGCACCAACATCAAGGCCGTGCTCACCATGGAGGTGGCACTGGTTACAGAGCGCGATGAGATTCTGTCGGCGGTTATTCGTCGGGTTCCCGTCCCGGTGATGAACGTGCATCGCGACCGTCTCGTCACGGGAGCGACCACAACCAGGACACCGGTAGCCTTCCTGATCGTGAAGGTGCCAAAAGAGTTCCCTGGCACCTTCACGAATATCGGCTGCACGTGAACGGGTCATCTGGTAAGTATTTCAAGCGCACAACTGGGGCAGATTGTGACGGCGTCGTGAAGGTCGAAGCCGGCGTCCTGCATCAGAGCCCCGAACTTATCAGTGAGCCACGTCGCCTCCCGAAACTGGCCGGCAATCGCGGGGACATCACCACCACGGTCGCACACGCCATCCAGCTGAACGTCACACTCGTAATCGTAGCTCATAATTTGAGGTTCTCGACAGGGTGATACGGATCGATGTCATCGCAGTCGGACTCAAGCAACCAGCCTTCGGGATGCTCGGCGGTCATCGGTAGTCCGTCAATTCGACATAGCCCGGCGAGGAGAGCCACGCGCCGTCCGAGCCCGCTGCCTCGGCCAGCGTCGGGTCGGCGGTCCAGTCCGAGACGAACACCACCTCGGGTGGGCGCTCGACACGCCGGGCGAGTGTCGTCGCGACGGCCGCGGCCAGCTGCAGTGGGATGGACAGGAGCATGGGTCAGTCGTCGGGTTGGTCGGCTTTGGCCTCGGCGAAGGCCTGGGCGAGGGCAGCGTAGTCGGCGACCTCGACGCCGTTGTATGCGCCGAGCGTAATCAGACCGACCACCGCGATGATTGTCGCGTCGGCCCCCGTCCCGATCAGCGTGTACAGCGTCACGCCGATGATACCAAGGTTGACGATGATGCTCCGGACGATTTTGAGTGCCTTGAGCATGCGAAGATCGCCACCGGACTCAGCGATCACACGATAGTCGTCGACGAGGCCGTCGATGCAGTACCACGGCCGATGTGTGGCTGCCGTCATGATGCATTCG